ATCTAAACTGTCTTCATTAGATTCAAAGTTAATAGGAGGTAATCCTCTTTTCTTTTGTTCTATCATTTCAGAAGTTTGTGTAGATTGTTGACTTATTCTATTATCTTTTGCTAATTCTCTTTCAGTTTCTCGAGTTTGAAGTTGCTCAGATTCAACTCCTTTTAATTGCATTTGATAACTAAATTCTGTAGCCATTAAATCAGCTTTTAATTTAGCTTCAACTTGTAATTTTTGAATTGCAAATTCCATTTCAGATTGAGATAATTGAACTTTACCTTGTAACTCTTGCTGAGTTTGTTGCATTGCCATTTGTGCCGCAGCTTGTTGAGCTTCCATTTGTTGTTGAGCTTGCATTTGTTGAGCTTGCAATTGTTGAGCTTGCTCTGCTTCCATTTTTTTCTTACGTTTTAATTTAAGAAGTTGATTAGCCATTTTTAAATTATTAACTTCTCTAATATCAATAGCATCTTCTAAACTAATATCTTTTTGAGATAATGCCATTTGAATATTTTGTTCAAGCATTTGTTTTTGTTCTTCATCTGGAGACATTTCTATAAATATTCCAAAATCATACATATATAAATCTTTTACTTCTTCTAAAATATTTACATTATATTTTCCTATCTGCATTGCAAATTCTTCTCTAAACTCTGCAAATTCTAAAATATCAGCTGTTCTAATAGCTAAACATTCTGCCATTCTACGTGCAATAAATAAACTTGCATCTAAAATATGTCTTGTAGCTACATTAGAATTTAAAGCTGCTAATTTTTGAACACCTACTAACGAATACGGATCAGGTTTAGAACCATCTCTGGCTTCATTTAAACCTGTCACTTGTCTAATCATATCTAAGTAATGATTGTAATTACCTATAAGCATTTGTAATTTACCAGCACCACTATTAGAAGTTAACTGAGTAATTGGAACTTTAGCATTATTAAATTCACCATCTTGAGTATAACTTCTTCCTACAACACTACCAGTTTGCAAATATAAACGTAATGCATCTTCAGGATTATAAGCATTTCCAGAACCTAAATCAACTTCATTTAAACCATCAGCATCAATAAACACACCATCTGGCACAACTCTTGATACTACTTGTTGTATTTTTAAATGAGTCATTTGAATTAAATCTGCAAATGGAATCATTCTACGAGTTAAAGATTCAAAAGCACCTTTATAATTTCTTGGAGCACAAGCTACGTAATTAGAATAAGCATATTGACTTGCAGATTTTGGACGAACCATGTTTTCTGCTAATTTCCATTGAAGCATAATGTTAGTTCCCATAACCATTACACCATCATACCAAACATCTATTCTTTTTTCTATTCTTTCAAATTTATTTTCATCCTGCATTTCTTGAGGAGGATTAAATTCGTCAGTTTTAGCTACAGTTTTAAAAGTACCATCAGCCATTTCTTTCTTTTTATAAACAAAAGAATGAGTTGATTTATAATTAAAATATAATAACGTAGCGGTATCTCTGTGAAACATGCTATTATTATACGCTTGAGCGCCATCATAATAATCATACCATGATTGACTGTACTTAGATATTTCTTCTAAATCTGAATTAGTTAAAGAAGGATCTATTTTTATTAATTCTCCAATTGGAACTGTTTTAATTTCACCCCAATAAAAACAATCTTTAAAATAAGGATCTTCTGTATAACTATAAACAACATTTGCGGGATCTACATAATCAATAGTAACTCCCTGTCCTTGAAGAAACATGTGTTTTGCAACTCCAACACCTAAAACTGCAATATCGTAATCTACTCTTTTACGAGTATCATCATAATGATTTTCAGCAAACAAAGTATTAATAGCTTCTTCTTCTGCAATTTCAACAGCTGGCTTATACTTCATGTTCATAAACAGTTCTAATTCCTCACCATTTTCTGGCAATTCTTCTTCTGCTATATTAAAAGTGTCTATACCAAAGTCTTTGTTCATTTGTTGCAAAATAGGTTTAGCTATCATATCTGCTTGAACAAGTTCTTGAAAAGCATTTCTTTTTTCTGCAGACATTACATCTTGAGCATATGCATTAACTTTGAAAAGTCTATCTGACATTCCATTAACTACAATGTCAATAAATTTAGGAATAATAGGAACAGGTGTCCAATCTAAGTTTAAATAACTTAAATCTCCATCTACTGTAATTTCGTTTTTGTATTTAGCAATTGATTGCTCTCCTCGCGCGTACGTTCTTAATCTATTGTATTCTGCCCATTGACTATAGAATCTGCAATTATTTCCATCTTTTCTGAACCATTCATATTGAATAGCTTGGCCTACTTTTAATCCAAACTCCATTGTGTCTTTTGTAGAATCTGAAACAAATTGGTCTGGAAAAGCAGCCGACTGTATATTTACTTTTACTTCTTTCATCTGTTAAGTAGTTGGCTTATTGAACTCTTGTTATTATATCTTGCAAAGTTAATGCTTATTTTTGATTTTTCTTTAGTCGGAGTATATAGGTGTTTCTGATTAGCCATAATTGCTAATCCAGAACTAATGGCTGCATCAAACTTAGTTCTATTGCTAATATCAAATTTAGCCCAGTCTTCTAATGTTCTTTGAAAATACATCATACCCATATCATCTTGCTGTCTATAACTGCCATCCATATCTAATCCAACATGTTTTTCAATGTAAGATTCTATGGCAGATGCGTGAGCTTGTTTAACATCTTCACTTGAATTGGGTATACCGCCTAATTCTTTTTCTGTTTTTGATAATTTATTATATTGTTTGTCAGGTCTATTCAAGCTAAATTTTCTATAACCTCTATTTTTAAAATGATATAACAATCGAGGTTTGTTGTTTTCTACTAATATTGGCATTCCATAAAATATACAAGCCATTAAAACTTCTTCAAAAAATATTTCTGCAGTTTGTGGTCGAGCTATGTATTCTAAAAAAAAATGATTGCTTGGAAATTCTTCCATATTAAATTTAGACAATCCATGCAAAGCTCCGTTAGAACCAGTTCCAACTACAACACCTGATATGTCATAAGAATCACAACCAAACGAACCTAAATGTTCATTTCCAGGATACTTTAATCCTTGTTTAGTAATAACATTATTTTGCATACCAGATTTAGGTAAGTAAGATACAAAAAATCTACCTCTTTTGTTTGGAGTCCAAACAACTGTAGTATCTTTAATTCCATCTTTCCAACTAAATGAACCTTGTGTTACGTGATGATCAATTATTAACGAATCATTATAATCAATTTGTTGATATATTTTAGTTAAATTAAACAATGATTGTTTAGATTCATCTCTAAAAGCATGTGATTCAGAACGAGGAAATTGACGATAATATTCATTTAATGCATCTGGATCTGAAGCTAAAGACTCTACTTCATTTTCCCAATAATTAATAGCTCCAACATCTATATTTTCTCCATCTATTCCTTTAATATTTAAATCTTCTCCTCTTAAAACTGGCATTCCATGTCTATCAATAAAACCTTCCATATTCCATTCCATAGGAATAAATAAATTATATAAACCACTTTTTGTTTGTCCATTTGAATTACGTTTGCTACAATCTGAATCGTAAAATAATTGTTTAAAATTATTACCACCTTTATCCAAAGCATTTGATGTTGACCCCATCATGCATTTTCCTATAATTTTTCTACCTAAACGTAAACAAGTTTTTGTAACCCTCCAGTTATTTAATATGTTATCTGGTCGTTCCCATTTACCACTTTCATCATGTAAAAGTAATTGTAGTTTTTCTCCATCATAACTGTTATCTCCAGTATTTTTCCAATCAATAGTTGTGTCTAATCCTTCTAATTGTTCCTCTCCTAAATCAAACATATTTTTTTTAGTAATTTTAGATGCTGGAACTCGATATGCTAACTCTGTTTTTGGTTTATCCATACCATCTTGAATGGGTTTAAAAAAGAAAGGATAATTATTTGAAATAGGAACAACTTTATCTGTAAACATTTTTTTTGCATCAGAACCAGTTTTTGATAATATACCTATACGAGAATCTTTGTTTATAGTTCCCATATTAACACCTTCTCCTGAAGCCATAAATGAAAATCCAGAACGTCTTATTTTTAAATAACACATTCCAAAACTTCTTTTATCTAATTTAGATGCTTCCCAAAATAAAAAGAAAATTCTATTTGCTTCTCTAAAGTCAGGAAGACCAATGTCAATTTTTGTCCATTGCAAATACATGTAATGAGTACCTGTAATGTAAGTTGAAATTCCATTGTTTAAAAACCCATAACCCTGTTCTCTTTTATTAAATTCATCTTCAATAT